CAGCATTACCAGCAGATATACCTGTTAAATTTGAACCGTCTCCTTGATAAGATCCTGAGAAAGAACCTGAAGCATGAACTACTTCAAGTGAGTTTAGAGTAGCATCGGAGCCACTAACTATAAGTTTTTTCCAATTCGGCATTTTATTTTTATTACGGTTGGTTACAGGATTGCCTGCCCACTTCCCTTACGGGCCAATAATACGCATATAAATATTTTAAAGATATAAAAAAAATTTATTATTGGTCTTTTTTCAAAGATAATAAAGCTTTTTGAAGTTTCAAAGTTAGATCGTAAATAACCTCTATTTGACTTCCTTTAAAAGTACAATCTTTAATAATACTTAAAATAAGTTTTAATTCATCTTCGTTGATTAATAAATCTTCAACATCTTTTGATGTTCTTTTTGAGTTATTATTTTTTCCAACTACTAAATTGTTTGAAGTAAATGACATAACTATATTTTTAATTTTATTACGAATAAATCCAAATATCACCTGTATTTCCTATAAATATATTACCATTCTTTTGGTATCTAGCTGCTATTGCAGTTGGATCGTTTGCACTTCCATCTGATACGTTAACAGTCATAAAGGCATCTGGTGTAATTGTGTTCCCAAGTGGATCAAATGAGCTTGTAACACCCCATCTGGATACACTATTTTCAAATCCAAAACCTTCACCTCTTCCATTTGCTCCTTGTTGTATATTAATACCACCATCACCAGTTGCAGATGATCCTGATGCTAATCCTATAAATCTATCAGCAATATTTAAATCGGCTGTAGCTTCAAATGATGCTGTACCTCTTACTGTTAAATTTCTTTGAATAAGGGCATCTCTAGTAATTGTAATATCATTACCAATTGTAACATCATCAGGTAAACTAATTGTTGCTTTTACATCAGTACCAACTTTTGTAACAGCAGTTGTAATTTCATTTGTAGTACCAAGAATTTGTAAATCATCAGCTGTTAAAGATACATTTGTAGTACCTGAATCACCATCTACAGTTAAAGTAGTAGCAATTCCTGTTAAATCTGATCCATCACCTTGATATGATCCACTAAATGAACCACTAAATATACCATCACCTGTAGCGGCACGTGATGCGGATGTCGCAATATTTGCTATAGAGGCTGTAGCTAATTGAGAAATACTGTCTGCAATTGAAGCTGAAGTAGCTCTATTTGCAAAAGATGCTGTTGCTGAAGTATGTGATGCTGTAGTAGCACTATCTGCAAAAGAAGCAGTAGCTGTAGGAGCTAAAGCATTTGCTCTAGTAGCAACAGAAGCTGTTTGAGCTAATACTGCTGTTGAAGCAGATGCTGCAGTAACTGTAGGTGATAGAGCGTTTGCTCTTCCCGCTACTGAAGCTGTTTGAGCTGTTACTGCTACAGAAGCTGAATCTACTGTGGTTGTAATTGAACCTTGAAATGATCCTGAGAAAGAACCTGAGGCCTTTAATACTTCTAAATTATTTAATTCTGCATCAGATCCTGAATAAATCAGTTTTTTCCAAGCTGCCATAGTTTATTTTTATTTATTATAAATATTTAAATTCCAACAAAAAAATTAGAAGAACTATAATATAATCCTCCACTTGTTATAGTTGGGGTTCCATCGAAATCAGATATTTTTATTATTCCCTCATTATTTACAGTTATACTACCACTAGCATTACCAGCTAAAAATATATTTTCACTTAATGATGAAGATACTTCTAATTTTGCTGATGCTGAAACTGTTCCTATACCTACTCTAGCAGCATCCTTATGTATTAATATAAGAGATTCATTATTTTCACCATCTATAAATTGTACATCTTCGGTACTTCCTACAGTTTGTAATCTTATTGAACCTGTTATATCATATCCATCTGCAGTTAAGTATATAGAACCAGATGCCGGTACTATTCTTATATTCTTAGCCATCTATTTGAGACTTAAGCGAATCTACTTCGTCTTTTAATTCTTGTACACTTTTTATTAATACTGATATTAGTTTACTGTATTTTATACCCTGCATAGTTCCATCTGTATTTAATGTTACAAATTCAGGATATATTAAATTAACTTCTTCTGCAATTAATCCTTTATCTCCTTCCCCATTTTCTTTCCAGTCAAAATCAACTGGTCTTAGTTTATATACATTATCTAACTCACCATCCATATTTTCAATATTCTCTTTGAATCTTAAAGCTGAGGTTTCTGTTAATGATGTTACAAAAGCTGCACCTGTTACAACTAATGAACCAGAGAAATCAGCAGCATTTACTCCTGACCCAGTTGAGTTTAAAGTACCACTTACAGCAGCTGATCCAGTATGTGGGAATCCACTACCACCACCACCACCTAAACTACCCGTAGTATAAGATACTAGTCCTGAAGATGTATTATAAGAAAGTATAGCAGGAAGATCATTATCTTGAACAATGGCGCTAGAAGAATGAATTTGAAGACTTGATCCAGAAACTGTTAATCCACCACTAACAAATAAACTACCTGTTATATTTGTGCTACCAGTAACACTAAGTGCAGGGATAAAAAAATTACTACTTGTTACATTTAAAGAAGTAGCTATTTTATTTGAAACAGATAATGATCCTGAAATTGATGCTGAACCTGTTATACTTGTACCTCCTTTTACGTCTAAAGCATTATTTGGAGTAATTTTATTTATTCCTACTCTATTATCTCCAGCATCAACATGAATAATTACATTACCATCATCCGCCATTATTTGCGTGTCAAGGTCAGCATTGGTGTTATTAATCATTATTTTTTTATCTGATAGTGTCTGATCATATTTAATGACTGACTTATCACCTGCAACTAAATTTACATGGTTTGTATCAAATAGTAAATAAGTATCAGTATCTCCAGCATGAACTAATTTTACCTCATCATTACCAGTTCCAGTTCCTAAATAAGCATCACCAATAGAATAAACATTAGAAGCTGAAACACTACCACTAATATTAAGTGATCCTGTTAGAGTTGTACTACCAGTTACTCTTAGTGCTAAAGCTGAACTTCCTGTTACTGTTAATGATCCTGAAATTGAAGTTGAACCTGTTGTATGTGTACTACCACTTTGGAATAAACTACCTGTTAAAGCTGTACTACCACTTACTTCAAGGTTATTTAATAGAGGTTGTCCCCATTTTGTTCCAATACCAACAAAACTATTACCATTACTACCAGATATTTTTAAAACATTATTTAATGCAGAAGAACCTGTTGCTATCATAAAACCAAGACTATAACCATTACTAGTTACACCACTATTATTATTAAATGTATATGGGGTATATGTAGCAGTTGCTCCTCTAAAATTAAATTGACCCTCTGAATAAATGTTAGTAGAACTTGAAATAGTACCACTAACATTAAGTGATCCTGTTAAAGCTGAACTACCACTAACTCTAAATGCTAAAGCACTACTACCAGTTACTACTAATGAACCTGAAATTGCGGCCGAGCCAGTAAATGGAAAACCAGATACACCTGATGAACCACTTGAACCTGAAGAACCACTTGAACCAGATGAACCTGAAGTACCAGCAACACCTGTAGGACCAACATCACCAGATAAGTTAACAACCCAACTTGATTTAGTTCCAGAACCACCTGTTACTGTTATAGTTACAGTAAGGTTACCATTGGCTGAATTATAAGCAGTAATATCCCCTGCCATATAATTAGCAGCATTAGTAGCATCTGTAATAATAGCAGTTTGCCCATTTGTCCAAGATAAACCAGTCTCTACTACAAAAGTTTTAGAACCCGTACCTACTGTTTCATTTGTAGATGAAGTTGTTTTAAACTTATCTCCATCACCACCAGCTGCACCTGATGTACCATTTGTACCTGATGAACCACTTGTACCAGAAGTTCCTGATGAACCTGATGAACCAGATGTACCAGAAGTACCAGATGTACCAGAATTACCTGAACTACCTGATGAACCAGACGAACCTGATGTACCAGATGTACCAGAAGTTGAATTTCTTTGAGTGAAAGTTACAGCACCACTACCTGTATTATAAGCAAGCATGAATGGTGCACTAGCAGAATTAGTTATACTACCGCTTCGTATCCCAAAACTTCCTGTTATATCAACAGATCCCGATACTATTATATCGTTCTTATCTGTGCCATCAAGTGCCTCAATTATTCTTAGAACTTGTTCCGCACGAATTATACTTCCACTCGCTATCCCTGAAGTGCTTATTGTAGCCATTTATTAATCGATTATTCCCTAATAAATATTA